AATTCATATCATTGAGATCCGTGCCGTTTGTACCAAAGAAATCTTTTTCAATTAGTTCACGGTAGCCACGGACAAAAGAGGAACGAATGCCGGGATATTTGTTTTTGATTTTTCTTTCAATACGGGAATCTTCCAGCACATTCATAATACCCATTGGTATCTTTTCTTCGTGTGCCTTCATCATGCCGTCTAGGGGTGTGTATAGTGCATGGCCTACTTCGTGACCTAGAAAAAGGTCATAGAGATAACCTGAGATGTTTTTGTCGAGAACAGGAACGGTCAATACACGGTTCTTCACATCAAATGCGGCCGTGTTAGTATTACGCTGTTCGATTGTCAGATTCTCATTTGCCATTAGTTTGGCAAGTAACGATTTAGATTGAATTAGTTCCATAGATTCTCCGAGTTAATAATAGTATTATCTCATAAAAATCATCTACCGTCAAGCGGTATCTTTTATGTTGTTGTTTTTATACAACGCTCTGATCCGGTAAGGCTTTTAGGTAGAGTTTTCCTTCTTTATATTCCATTTCGACCGCTTGACCTTCTTTCCAATGATTGTATTTTACAATTTCTTCAGGAAGAATTAGAATACCATCACCTGTACCATCATTCGCATCAACAATTTTTGTTAAATATCTCTTATTGGTAATATTCTTTGCGTTTTTGGTAGTCATTCAGGTCTTTTTCCATATTTGTAAGAGTTGCCCACTTGCGAGTTACGATATCTAAACGTTTCCACGCAGGAATTTCATCATCATCTGCTTTGGCATCAAGCCAAATATAGTAAGGAGTATCATTCATATTTTTTTCCTTCGTTTTTATCAAAAATTCGCTGCTCAATTGCAGCTACAAGCTCTTCGGCAAGATTCGGATTGAACTTTACCAAGAAATACGCAACATCATCAGTTGGAATATGACGCAAATTGTGCATAATCTCATCAATTCCTCTATGTATCTGTGTTTCTTCCCATTGTTGTAACATAATATACTCACATTTCATAAAAAGTGTTGCTCGGAATAATAAATTTGCCGTCTTTTTTTGCTTTTCCGAGCGTTTTAAGCAATTTTAACTCAATTTCGAGTTCTTCAGACGACAAATTTTGCAAATATTCTTCATAATCGTCCCAATCTTCGTCACTCCAACCTTTAGGATTCATTTTTTATCATCTCCGCATGCTGGAAATTTCTTTTGCTTCGGCATCCGTGAAAACCGGCACGGCATTTGACTTATGCATCGTAGCCACGCCTTTCATTTTATCGCCGGTATACGAAAATGGAAGTTTTTTTGTACAAGGCACAAAACCTGTATTCACGGACGCAAATTTTGGAGTTTCTCTGCCGGCAGGAATCTTAGGTGAAGGAACAATTGCGGAAATATTCTTGGACTTTGTTTTACTGAAATTGGTAGTCATCGAATTAATGGATAGTAACCATTCTTCGTGCTGTACCTTTTTTGCTTTCGTAACTTTTTGCTTTTTGGATTTTGGAATATATCCGTAAATAATCATAACAATTCTCCAGTGTAGAAGAATCATTATACTACGGAAATAAGAGAATGTCAATAGATGTGTTGTATTGAAACAACATTAATACCAATACCTTTTATTTGAAACGGCAGCATACCTACTTATACTAAAAATAATGCAAAATTTAGGTAAATTTACTTTTTCTTACCTTGTGAAACTTCAACTTCTTCAAAATTGTCATCTTGCCAATGCTTCATCTGTTTTTTCACTTCAGAATGCTCGCCTCTGCGTCTTTTACTGTGTAAAAAGTTTTTGGCGTAAATGTAATCATCATTATAGTCTTGATTCTTACGGAACTTGCCTACAAATTTGGTCACTTGTATCTCCTATTTCATGGTTTCAAAAGTTATGCCCCGAATTTTAGTTTCTGGCATATTGTTCATATCCTCTTGTGATATGTAAGTTATATCGGCATGAGGATAACAAATTTTAACAATTTTGAGAAGTTGGCAGACGGTGCCATCGGAATCATTAAATGTAAATACTTCGTCCACATATTTTAAACTTTTTATGATTTCCCTGCGTGTTTCATAATTTTGTACAAAACCTCCAAGCGTCCACATCATCCACCAATCGGTATGGACGCCGACAATTAAATGGTCACCTTTATGGTGACATTTTTTAATGTAATTCAATTCTTCAATGGTGAGTGGGTCAAAGGTACCGCAAATAACGACAATTCTTTCTTTTTCGTACATTTAAGGTAATAGATTTGGAAAAGCTTCCTTTACAAATTTATAATCTAGTCCCTTTACACCCAAATCTTTATTTAAAATACCAATTACAACTTCGGCTTCACGGGGTTCTAGTCTTTCTAACAACTGCAACAACAAATCTTTTCTTTTTTCTGGAGTTAACTTTTCTGCGTTAGGATGTCCTTTTTGAAACAAATATAATTTACGTAACTCAACTGATAATTGTGTTCCTGAAAGGCCAGGCAAAACGTCTGTTGGAACTTCGTAATCATCAGGCATTTCATTTATTAACCATTGATGGTTTGGATGAAAAGCCAGTTCAAGCACTTGTACTAATGTGGTGGACAGATTTTTTTCAATTACTGCCATCCTGTCTTTTTTAGATGAAGCCATTTCAAATTCATCAAATACTTCATACAAATTTTTCATTAAAATTCCTCTATTACTTCCATTAAGTTTTTCAGCTTGTGTTCAATAAAATAATTCAGTAACTTACCTTTAGCAGGTTTTGTTTCTTCATAGGTATTTATAATTTTGTTTTTAATATCACCTGGAATATTTCTAAGGTCAATTAATGCCTGGTTACGAGAGAACCCAACTCTAGCATTTTCATCTTCCCAATCACCATAATTTTCAGCCAAATACTTTTCAATAACTTTCTGTGTAATTGGTTTCTGCCGTAAGTCACGGACAAAGCAATCCGATGGCGAAAAGATATTGGGTATACCGTCACCTTTATCTCCACGAATAATCTTCTCCTTGAGTTCTAAGAGTGGATCCACAGACTTAACATATTTCTTCTGTGACGGATTATATTGTTTAACATTATCACCATACATTTGTAATTGTAGAAAATCGCCGTCACTTGAAAGAATTAAAACTTTTTCGTGGGGTGCATAACGTGGCACTAATGTGCCAATAATATCATCTGCTTCAGCGCCTTCGACATCAATTACTTTATATGGAAAGTTATCTTTCAATTCTTGTTTCAGTTTACCAAGAATGTCAAAAATTAAGTGCCAATCTAAGTCCGATTTATCACGGTTCTTTTTACGATTTGCTTTATAGAAAGGAAAAAATTCTTTACGCCAGTATTTACGGTTATCACAACACAATACAACTTCACCATACTCCGCTTTAAAATTCTTTACATGAGTACGAATGATGTTTAACACCATATGCCGAATTAGGCTTTCTTCTAATTTGCCTTTATGATTAGCAATTTGTGCCATCAGACCAGCAAGTAATACTTGATTTAAGTCAATGAGAATCATAACAAACTTTCAATAGTTTCCAATAGACCTATTGTATCATGCTTTCATCAGTTTGTCAAACGCTTTTTGAATAAAGGCGTCAGATGTGGTGGTACGCTTTGCAAATATACCAAACCAATTTTGTGGTATTAAGTTTGAAATGTATTCACATGGTTCGGCAAAGATGGCTTCAAATTTATCAACGTTATATAATTTGCCGTCCTCTTGTTCTTTGAATAAAATTACATGATATTCATCACCTATGGCATTACCACCAACCTTCTCACCTGGTTCTTTATATGTTGCACCTTCGATATGTAAATCATCTTTTGTGTCGCCAGGTAAAAAGAATATGGCATCATAACCATCTTTACTAAATTCTTTTAAGAAGTCTAACATTCCAATCCTTTAATGTGTGATTTTCTAACTCTTACCATTATCCATGTGTTATAGTAATCATCTGATTCCATTACACCACGAACAAACTGTTCTTTTGCTTCGAGATAACCACATACACCTTTAGATTTACACAAGTGTAGTATTTCACGGACAAAGTTTTCATGTCCGTATTGTAACACATCTTTCTGTAGGGTGTCACTACTTCCATAGTAAGTTTGCCAGTTTGAACTGGCTTTATACCGTTTCTTCTTACCTTTGACTTGTTTGGTTTTGGCAGAATAAAAAAACTTTTTGCCTATGTATTTTTTACCATTCGTCAGATTGGTTATCTGATACACGAACCCGTAGTTATCACCAATCAAGTCTTCCGTAAAATCTTTACCATCATATTGCCAGTTTAGTCCCATTCCTTAGTGTCCAAATCATCGTCATCATCCTCTATATAGTCCTCGGATAATTCTTCGATTTGTTCACCGCAAAATGGGCAATGTTCTGGTAGTTCTTGCGAAACCATTTCTTCAATAAACTGTACGCTATATGTTGATTCACAATTTGTGCATTCACCATTTAAGTTTTTATTTGTCATTATAATTCCTTAATGAGCCCACACATCACTCCAATTTCCTGATAAAGCTCCTTTTGCATAATCAGTAGCACGATTTTCAAAGAAATTGGTATGAGTTGGTGCGTTAATCATTTCCTCTACCCATGGTAAAGGATTGCGTTTCACTTTATAGATGCCTTTAAGACCAAGAGAAATCAATCTGCGGTCAGCAATATAACGAATATATTTTTTAACTTCTTCAGCAGTTAGTCCTTCCATTTGATTTACACCAAAAGCAAGGTCGATAAATTTATCTTCGAGTTGAACCATCTTTTCAGCAATGATATAAATTTTAGATTTCAACTCATCATTCCAAATTTCACGGTTTTCTTCAATGTAGGTTCTAAACAATTTAATCATATTCTCAGCGTGCATTGTTTCATCGACAATTGACCAAGTAATGATTTGACCCATACCTTTCATCTTACCGTGGCGTGGGAAATTGAGCAACATAATGAAAGAAGAAAATAATTGCATGCCTTCAGTAAATGCTGAGAACACAGCAATATGTGTAGCAGTATTTTCTTTTGTGGTATTCTTAGCAGAAATATCGAGAATGTAATCGTGTTTCTCTTTCATTTCTGCATATTCTAAAAACTCGTTATATGTTGTTTCTGGTAAACCCAAAGTTTCAATCAAATGAGAATATGCGGCAACGTGTAATGCTTCACGAGCAGCGAAACCGGCCAACATCATACGGACTTCTGGTTGTGGAAAATATGGTAAATAGTTTTTAATATAACCACCAGCAACGTCAATATCACCTTGTGTGAAGAAACGGAAGATGTGAGTTAGAAATTGTTTTTCTTCTTTGCTTAATTTCTTTTTCCAATCTTTTACATCCTCAAGCATTGGCACTTCTGTATGTAACCAATGAGATTGCTCATGTTTCAGCCAAGCATCGTATGCCCAAGGATAATTGAATGGCTTGAAATATGTTCTTTCTTCGGTAATATCTAATTCTGTTTTTTTAATCATTTATTTCTTTCTAAGCACTAAAGGAAGAACCACAACCACAAGTGGCTTTGGCACCAGGATTTTTTACTACAAATCTCGATTCAAAATTTTGTTCTACATAATCAACAGTTGATTCTTTTAAATATTCCATAGACATATAATCAACAGCTACTTTAACATCATCTGATTCTATAATAAAGTCACTTTCTTCTATTGTATTTTCAAACATAAAATCATATTGAAATCCGGAACATCCACCACCTTTGACGGATATTCTCAAACACTTTATTTCTGGATCATTTTGGTCGATAATTAAATCTTTAATTTTGTTGGCAGCATTGACTGTTAGTTGCATCTGTTTTTTCTCTGTAATTGTTTATGGCCGCTTTGATAGCATCTTCTGCAAGAATTGAACAATGTATCTTAACAGGGGGTAAAGATAATTCTTCAGCAATCTTAGTGTTTTTAATTTGCTCAGCCTGCTCAAGCGTTTTGCCTTTGACCCATTCTGTGACCAGCGAGCTTGAAGCAATTGCAGAACCGCATCCGTATGTTTTGAATTTTGCATCTTTGATAATACCATCCTCTACTCTTATTTGTAGTTTCATTACGTCACCACATGCAGGAGCGCCAACCATACCAGTACCAACATTAACATCACCGGCATCTAACTTGCCCACATTTCGTGGGTTTTCATAATGGTCTATGACTTTATCGGAATACGCCATTTAACCCTCACAAGCAATACAGTCATTACCTTGAGCAATTTGCTCCATATCCAATTCTTTAATTACTTGACGTTCAATCTTCTTAGATACCTTATCTGCTTTACCAATCTTCTCAGAACGGCAATAGTATAGAGTTTTCAGTCCTTTTTTCCATGCCATAAAATGAATGGCGTGAATATATTTAATATGTGCATCTGGCCTAAAGAATAGATTCAATGATTGTGCTTGGTCGATGTATTGTTGTCTATCAGAAGCCAAGTCAATCACCCAACGTTGGTCAATCTCCATTGATGTTTTAAATACATCTTTTGTTGCTTCATCTAAGATATCTAAATGTTGTACAGATCCATCGTTTGCAATAATTGATGACCAAACATCATTGTATTCATTTTCATCTTGTAGTTTCTCTTTGAGAATTTTATCCAGCCAACGATTCTTGTTTAAGAAAGAACCTGATAGAGTGTCTTGTCTGTAAGCATTGGCACGATAAGGTTCAATACTTGGGCTAGTATTCCCCATGATAATAGAAGAAGAAGCGTTGGGAGCAATAGCCATGAGATGACTAAACCTAAGGCCTGTACCGACAGCATCAGGAGCTTCGCCTCGTTCTTTACCCAATTCCAAATTAGCAACATTTAATTTCTCCCTAATATTTTTGAATATACGATTGTTAGCGACTTTTGCCATGACGCCTTCAAAAGCAATTCCATTCCTTTGTAGATAAGCATGGAACCCAAGAGCACCGATACCAATAGAACGTTCTCTTTCGGCACTATACTTTGCACGAGCAATATCATCTGGAGCATTAGCAATGAAATAATTGAGGACGTTATCAAGCAGTTCGGCAACGTCTTTAAGAAATAATGGTTCATCGTTCCATTCA